CCCAAATAGATCCGTGACTGATCACACACGTCAGCTCCTTTGCTATAACTTGGTAGCTTAAGCTATTCGTACATGGACAACATTGTTTCCGTGTACGTCGGATACACTTGCAAAATGTGTGCAACATCCCGTCCAACATAACGAGACATAACACGAGCCAATCGCTTGCGCATCACATTGTGATCTTCTTCCGTCAAATGCAGAGCAAGCTCGCGTAAAGCGGAAATTGAAGAATCAAGCCATTGCTCTTCGGCAGATACACTCCGAGATGGAATGTAGAGAGCAATAGATTTATAAATGGAATCCATTTCGAGTGGGGCTTTCCACTCGCAAATCAAAGGATCATACCAGAAATGCCTCTTTAAAAAAGAACACTCCGTGAACGCCTTATAAGGAGCAACATCGTCTCCCTTTTGAGCATCAGTCACCTTGATTCCATAAAATTGTTGACAAAAAGCCTTATAGGAAGCGGTGTTAAACCAGCTAGCTTCAGGCTTAATAGCACTCAAGAGGTCATCTCCGTAAGTCTTGTGCAGTGTGAACTGCCAGAACTGATCTGGGGAGAAGCCGTACTTAGAGCACTCATGAGTCCAAAAGTATGCCAACATAAAAAGGTTTCGCACGCAATTGCTTTCAGCAGTTCCGTACTTACCTGAAGGCTGGTGACCGTGTGCGCGAAAAACGCAACCTTCCATCACCTCGACCGGAAAAACACAATCAGTGAGAATGCCACGCGTAATACGTAAAGCTTCCTCATTATAACCAAAAGCGCGCGCTATTTCAATCATCAAAGTTGATTCAAGAAAAGCAATATCCGGTATCTGAGCAGTATCAAAACCTGAATAGTCCAACTCCATAAAATTGTTGGAAAATCCAAGTAAGCTTTCAACAAACTCAGTGACATCTGGTGAATGCATGTTGATCCCAACCGATGCATGAAAAATTTCACCAAATTGAATCAGAAGAGTGTAAAGAGGAGCAAGATACATCCGTTGAACAATTGTTGACGGAAAATCCGACATACAAAAGGGACGAGTCTTTCCTTCAATCACCTTCGAATAAGCTCTAGCTTCATCCTTGAGGACAATACCAACCAATGGATTGGCAGTTTCACCTCTGGCGTAGGCTTCGAGCATCTCGAGCACCTGTTCCTTAACATCATCATCAGGTGCAAAGCCATCAGGTGCAAACGGCAGAGAAATCGGAGACGTATGAGCTTCCTTACGACCTGGGAAAGAGTATCCACCAGAAGTAGACTTTTTCATAGATCGCAGATAGAAATCTTCCGAATGTCCATTGCATGCAACGGACATAGGCAAGGGCGTCACGGCGACACCTCTTGCCTTCAACTCCGAAATGATATGACGATTCACCATATCGGAGGTCTCCAACATCACTGAACGCTGCAGTGACTTCTTGATCACGCCCACCTTGCATACAAAATTTCCCATTGGGGAAATGTATTGATCTCCACGGTGGAAATCTCGCATAGGCGGAGGCAAAAATTTGGGATTACCATTCTCATCAAAAGGACTTACTCCAAGAAGGTGCGCAATCTCGGCAGCTCCTGGAAAGTTAGTCACGCTGGACCTACTGCGAGGAATAACGGGAACACCTTGCATTTGTCCAAAAATATCAAGGGAGGGTGCAGGAAACCACGAAATGGGATTCCGTGGTGATGGCACAACCAACGACTCACATTTAACAGGTAGGCGAAGAGGGCCTTCACTGTGTGGAGTCATCAGAGTTTCTCCCAATGACATCTGAGAAAGAAGAGCAAAAAACTCTGGGTCAAATGAAATGGAATAACCCAAAGAACCCTCTTCAAGACCAGCAGCGTGGATACCAACAACAATCGTCACGTTGTTGACGAAAGCGTATAATGGTGTCGCACACATACCATTCTTGTGTTCACACTCGTACGCGTAAGCTTTGTCAATGCTATAACACCCATCCTTCGCCGTAACAACGGGAATACGGACAGATGAAAAGACAACATTTTGGCCACTGATACTTCCTCTCAAACCACACGGTGGAGTAACAAGGTAGTCAGGTGACAAGTACGAAGAGATGTCTTTGAAAAGCAGTGAGCGCACGCGCAAGAGAGCAAAATCCGAGTGTCGATAAACTTCAGATTGCTCAACGATCATATGACGAACACCTCGAGTAAAGTCACGGTCTCTTGCAACCACCAACTCAAAACTGGAAATGTTCGAAGGAACGTTGTGAGAATTTATCACGGCGATATTCTCTTTGATGCCAAAAAGCATGGCTTTGGACGAGACTTCAACAGTATCAGTCTCAAATTTGATCTCAAAGAACCAAACGTTGTTATTGACAACGTTCATGATCTCATCGGAATGATTCATCAAAACGCCACGGCGAACTTTCTCAAGTGGTAAAGAGACCGACAAATCAACCGCAGCATCCCATACCTTAGGACGCGGTCGTTCCGAAGAACGGGGGCGTGGTTCTTTTGCGCCAGAATGAGTCTCAAAGTCTCCAATCGCTTCATCGATCTGCTCAGGAGTTCGATCTTGCGAACTAGAGACGAATTGACCCTCTGGTTTAACAATCCTACGCATCATTCCAAGAGCAACAGCAATGGATATCACGGCAATCACCGCGGTGATCGCGGTAGATTTGTAGGGTGAGACCATCAGATCACGAGGATTGACGTCTACAAATCGCATCTTAATTCGAGACCACCGAACACGCATATTTTCACGCGCATAGTAAAGTCGGCGATCATACCCACTCCAAAGTCGAATAAAAATCCCGGAGGGGGTATTAAAAGATGCAATACTGTTAAGAAAAAGACAAAACAGGAAAAAGACGAGAACATCATAGCTCAGGTAAAGAGCATCATACCCAAAAAGCATTGTCTCACGCCAAATACGATAGGCGGAGTTAGCTCGAAAGGAAATTGTTAGAGATTGAGCTTTAGAAACGACAAGTCGATGGACATCATCCCTCCACGAAGGAGGGGATTGAGCTTTCAAAGTGATGAACCGTCGAAGCGTATCATGGCGTAAGGCAAGAATCTGCAACTGATCGTGCAACTCAGGAATGCCATGTAGCTCAGCCATGATCTCTCGAGAAATGGCTTCGTTGCGTTGGAGCATATTAGCCATAGCCTCATCGGGATTTAGGCCTTGAGACCGACAGAGACCTGAAAAAAGACTAGTGACGCACAAGTCTTCATGCTCAAGGTCAGAAATTTCCGAAGAAGAATCGTCCGGAGAATTATCGGATCGCGTGGTAGAACGTGAGAAAAATTGACCTTCGGCTTGGGGCAAAGGAATCTCATCATCACGTAGAAAACGTTTCGTGACAGGATCCACCGGAACGGCCGCATAGTCAGCGGCAAGTTTGATAACGCCTTGCTGGTTCTCGATATGCTGACGCAAAATTTTGGCGTAGATTTCAGAGAACTCATAAGCATCGACATCGCGGCAATAAAACTCTTCTTTGCTGTCAGTATTAGACATCGCAATTGAGCGAGAGACAGTGAAGAGCCAACGGTCAACGATGTTACCACAAGCGAAACTTTTGGCTGAGTCGATTTGAGCTGAGCCTTCCTTCCGGAATTCTGGCTTCACCTTCAACGCAATTCGCAAAAAGCGCCGATGATAAGCTGCAGGGTTATTGGTAGTAACGGAAAGATTCAATCCAGCCTCATTGGTATCGATTATAACGAGGTCAGCATCAACAAGCATTTTTCCCTTGTCATCAAGAGATGCCATGTTGACGTGTTTTCCGAGATTATCGATAATGGGTAAAATTTCAAGAATGGCGGGATCGCCTTGTTTGGAGGCGATGTTCAGATGTAGTGACCCAACCTCAGGAAAATGGAGGTAAGGTTGCGAACCATCGTATCCAGACCAAAAATCCTCTCCCATGTTTCGGGAGTAGATATATTCGGGCTTATCAGTTCGCCCGTGCACCTCAGAGGTCAAGCGCGTAATCATGCGGATGACTGTGGCTTTACCAATACCTGGTGCACCGTACAAAACGACTCCCAAAGGAGCAGCTCGTACGCGTCCTCGTCGCTCACGAATCACGCGAGCGTGAATTTGCTGCAATTTTACAATAGCAGACTGAGTACTCTTCTTCATAGAGGAAAATGAAGAAAGAGATTTCAAAACTAACTCGCCAGATGCGATGGTTTCCTTAACAAGGTCAGCATATTCGACAGAATCCATAAATCCTTCCATCGGGAGGCCATGGTATACTAAATCCTCATACTGTAAACATCGCAAATATTGATTTTCAAAAGTTTGGAGGGGACTATCTGAAGTAAGCACTTCGAGTACAGACTTGTCAGTAGTAAAAATTTCTTCTCCACAATTCAAAATTGATCCCAAGGAGGAAAGAATTTGTTCAATCAACTCCATGTAGTCCTTTGGCTCATCTTTGGTATTGAACCAGGGACGCAGACGGCTGGCGGTGATGCGGCCAAAAAACCGCATGGCAACAAGGGCACTAACGACATCGCGAACAGCGGAGAAAACACGAGATCGCGAAATCGTGCGGAGAAAAGCAACTCCAAGCTCAATTGGCTTAGAAAACTTGCCTTCCGCTTTGACAACAAATCGAATGTTATTCACAAGTGCAGACATGTAGCGATGAGCCTCCTGCTTCAAAAATTCAAGTTTACCAGCAATCTGATCCCAAGACCAAAAGGTTCTGAGGTACTGGAAGAAGGCCGAAAGGTAATCGGCAAAACTTTTAGCTTGAGTCAATGCTCGTAAAAACAAGAGAAGATCAAAAACGCTGCCCGTATGGGCAAACTCGATGTTAGGTAACATCTTCTTCAATTGAACGTATAACTCTCCAGTGCTATCAAGCATAGGAGCAACGGATTGAGCATAAAAGACTTTAGCTTCAGGAATACTGCTTGGTGAAGTATCCCATTTGTCGTCAAAAGTGCAAACGTCCTCAACTGAGGACGGAGACTTAGAAGTCTCTAAAAGGGTGTCAGTTTTTTGCGTGGGTTCAGCCACGGGACTATTAGTTTTACTCTCACAATCCATAAGAGGGCGCTCCTTTAACCCGGAGTCCATGGGTTGGGGTCCAATTTCTTAACGTGCTCAAACTGAACTGTATCTTCAAAAAGAAACAAAACACGTTCCCTAACGCAGATGGGAAATTG